TAGTCTAATAGGAGGCTCACATGAGCTTCAGTAATATCCAGTCGGTCCAAAAGACCACGACTGCGACGGCGATCAACGGGCGCACGCGTCTTATCGGTTTGTACTTTACACACACCGCGACGCCTGCAACGCTGACGCTACGCAGTGGTGGATCTGGGGGAACCGTTAAATTGACAATGACTTCGCCTGCTTCTGCCGGGTCTCAGGATTTAATCATCCCTGACATGGGCATCTTGTTTGAAGACGGCGTTCACGCAACGTTCAGTTCCGCTGAGATTACTTCGGCAACCTTCTTATTTGAAGGTGGAGCAGCAGCGTAATGGCTAAGTCCAAGGGCATGGGCATTGCGACGTCGGTCAAGAGTGGAAACTTTAGGCCGACTAAGCAAGGTGCCGGGATGACGCAAAAGGGTGTTGAAGCTTACCGCAAGGCCAACCCTGGCAGTAAGCTTAAGACCGCCGTCACCTCGGACAATCCAGGTCCTAAGGATGCTGCACGCAGAAAGTCTTTTTGTGCGCGGTCGGCAGGTCAGATGAAGATGTACCCAGAAGCGGCCAAGGATCCAAACAGCCGCATCAGACAAGCTCGAAGACGATGGAAGTGTTAGATGGACACAGGGGTTATTGTTTGGAATCTGGTCACATCTTTCTTTGTGGCTTTGGTGATGTTCATGATTAAAATGAACCACGATGAGCAGAAACGCATTCAAATTCTGCTTAATAGAACGAGGGAGGAAATCGCTCGTGATCACATCACTCGTGCAGAGGTTCGTGCGGACCTTGAAAGAATTATGGAACGGTTTGATTCAGGCTTTGAACGGCTTGAAGCAAAAATTGATGCCCTCGCGGAAAAAGGAAGATAGCGATGGCTACTAAGTCGAAGGTTAATGCTGCTGGTAATTACACCAAGCCTAGTCTTCGCAAAAAGATCGTGGCCCAGGTCAAGGCTGCTGCGACACATGGCACAGGCGCAGGGCAGTGGTCCGCGAGGAAGGCACAATTAGTCGCTAAAAAGTATAAAGAAGCGGGCGGAGGGTACAAGAATTGAAAGCGCCGCAGCGATCGCTAAAGGAATGGGGCGACCAAAAATGGCGCACCAAAAGCGGAAAGCCGTCGAGCAAGACGGGCGAGCGCTATCTTCCTGAAGCTGCCATTAAATCGCTGACTCCGGCAGAATATGCAGCAACCACGCGGGCGAAACGCGCGGGGAAGAAGGCAGGTAAGCAGTTTGTAAAGCAACCTAAGGCAATCGCGGCAAAAACCGCGCAGTTTCGTTAACCGACAAGGGGATTGATCATGATGAAAGCTTACGCAAAAGGGGGCATGGCTGATAAAGAAGGCCGTGCCATGAAGCGCAAAACAGCCGACACAAAGGGTCGTGCTATGCATAAAATGCCCGATGGCAGCATGATGCCTGGGGCTAAGCATGGTATGAAGAAGGGTGGCATGGCTACCAAAATGAAGAAGGGGAAATAATCATGGCTGGACGTGGAATGGGCTGCGCAACGCGCGGCGGTGGCGCTGTAGAAAGCGGCCCCAGGAACAAAATGATCTCTAAGACTAGTGACAAGACCGGTCCCGTGATGATGAAAAACGGTGGCGCGGTCAACCAGCACAAGCGCATGGCCATGAAAGGCGTGAAAAAGATGCGCATGGGCGGAGCAGCTTGCGACTAAACGATGGCGACCTCCGGCACAGCGACATTCAACCTCCAGTTTGACGACATCATCGAAGAAGCCTTCGAGCGATGTGGTCTGGAGGTACGCACAGGGTACGACATTCGCACCGCGAGTCGTTCCCTAAACTTGATGTTTGCCGAATGGGCCAACCGAGGACTGAATCTTTGGACGATTGAGCAACGACAGCAGGTGCTAACAGCAGGTGACCCACAGTATTCGCTACCCAGCGATACGGTGGACGTTTTGTCTGCTGTTTTACGCACAGGATCTGGCACTAATCAGCAAGACATTACGCTTGATCGGATTAGCCAGAACGAGTACTTGCACATGCCCAACAAACTGCAAACGGGAACTCCCGCGCAGTTTTATGTGCAGCGCACGGTGCCTGCTGAGCTTTTTATTTACCCTGCCCCGGATACTGCACAGACATACACCTTTAGGTACTACGGCATCCGTCGTATACAGGATGTTGGTGCGGCAACCAACACAGCGGATATCTCCTTCCGTTTCCTGCCTGCCCTTATCGCAGGGCTTGCCTACTACATCGCGATTAAGCGTGCGCCTGAGCGTATCGGCACGCTGAAGAATTTCTACGAAGAGGAGTTCTTCCGCGCTGCTGCCGAGGACCGTGATCGTGCCAGTGTGTTCTTGACGCCGGATGTGCAGAGTTACTGACCATGGGCGGCTATGCCTCTGGCAAATACTCCCTAGCGCTGTGTGACCGATGTGGCCAGCGCTACCAGTACCTTGTGCTTCGCAAGGAGTGGACGGGATTTAAGGTTTGCCCTGAGTGCTACGAGCCCAAGCATCCACAGCTTGAGCCCATTCGTACAGCAGGTGATGCGGTTGCCATCTACGAACCAAGGCCCGATATTATTGAGCCTGTAACGGTTTACCTGGGAGCCCCAGGCAATTCGTTTTTTGCCTCGGTTGGCATGGTGCCAGAAACGCCCGCACAGGCTATCATGCTGGATGTTGAATTAGGCAATGTTACGGTGAGCCTGTCATGACCTATTCCGAGCTTGTAACCCAGATTCAGAATTACATGGAAACGACGTTTTCAACAACGAACGTCGATAACTTCATTAGGCAGGCTGAACAGAGAATTTATAACAGCGTTCAGATCCCAAGCTTGCGTAGAAACTCGACGGGTTTGACGACCGCTAACAATAAATACCTGCAATGCCCCTCAGATTTTCTGTCGGTGTACAGCATGGCCGTGGTCAACGATGATGGCGACTACGAGTACTTGTTGAACAAAGACGTCAACTACATCCGTCAGGTCTACCCCTCTCCGACCTACGCGGCTATCCCCAAGTATTACGCGCTCTTTGGTCCTGATTACAGTGCTCCTAGAGAGTTGACCTTTATTCTTGGTCCGACGCCCGATGCGATTTATACCGTCGAACTTCACTACTTCTACTATCCTGAGTCGATCGTGACCGCAGGGCAGTCCTGGCTTGGCGATAATTTTGACTCAGTGTTGCTCTATGGTTCGCTCCGTGAGGCCTACCTTTTTAACAAAGGTGAACAAGACCTTGTAGCCAATGTTGAAGCCAAATACGCAGAGGCCATGAATCTCCTGAAACAGCTTGGCGACGGTAAAGAGCGTCAGGATGCTTATCGTTCAGGTCAAATTAGAGTACCGGTGACTGGCTAATGGCTATCGTTCAAACCCCCTGCACAAGTTTCAAGCAAGAGCTTGCTCAAGGCGTGCATAACTTTTCCGCTGTGGGCGGTGACACCTTTAAGCTTGCGCTTTACACCAGCGCTGCCACACTCGGAGCCACAACCACTGTCTACACTTCTTCTGGCGAAGTATCCACAAGTGGGACAAACTACCCATTGGGAGGGATTACACTCACCAATGTGGGCGTAGCAACCAGTGGCGTTATTGCATACTTGAGTTTCGTTTCACCTGCTGTTTTTACAGGGGTGACCTTGACGTGTCGCGGGGCTTTGATTTACAACAGCAGTAAGTCGAACAAGGCTGTTTGTGTTCTAGATTTTGGGGATGACATATCTGCTTTGGGTCAAAACTTAAGTGTCGTCTTCCCGCCAGTAAATCTTACCTCAGCCATTATTAGGATCAATTGAGAGGCTATTATGAAAGACGGATCAGCAAAGAAAGATCAATTTGAGGCTACCGTATCCATGGGTAGTGACAACGTCGATGACTTGCGTGTCGGTGGGCATTTCACGGTGGAGTGCTACGACAGCTTAGGCGACATCAAATGGGAAGACGGGTTCGACAATCTTGTGGTGAACCAAGGTCTTGCCGACATGAACGCTAAGTATTTCAGCGGAACGTCTTACAGCGCCACATGGTTCATGGGCTTGATTGATAACAGTCCTGCGCCAACACTTGCTGCTGCTGATTCGATGTCCTCACATGCGGGATGGACAGAGTCTGCAAACTACTCAGGCGCACGCAAGCAGTTGACTTTTGGTACACCGACCCAGGCCGATCCTTCGGTAATCGCAGCTTCTGCGGTGTCGTTCTCAATCACGGGTGCGGATACGATTTACGGTGCGTTTGTTGCCTCGGATTCAGTTGTTGGCGGCACATCAGGCATTCTGTTTTCAGAAGGCGCATTCTCATCGGTTCGTAACGTGGTCAACGGCGATACGTTGAATGTGACTTACAGCCTCTCTAACAACGCTGCTTAATATGAAGAGGGGCTGGCTATGCCGCTTGTTGTCGCAGACCGTGTCAAGGAAACCACTTCTACCGCAGGCACCGGCACTCTCACGCTAGCCGGTGCAGCCACCGGCTTCCAATCCTTTGCTGTTATTGGTAACGGCAATCAGACCTATTACACCATTGCGGGTCAAGGCACTTCTGAATGGGAAGTAGGGATTGGTACGTACACATCTAGTGGTACAACACTAAGCCGGGATAGCGTTTTATCTTCTTCGTCAGGCGGAGCCAAGGTCACCTTTTCCGCAGGCACCAAGGATGTCTTTGTTGTCTACCCATCAGGTCGAGCTGTGTATGGTGATACGGTAGGTAATGTCACTATCACGACAAACTTTCAAGCAGCTCGACTCACAGCCGCTGATTCCACATCCAACGTTACGTTAATTTATGGTGATGCTTATTCAGTAAGCGGCGCTTCTGGCGTTCCCATGGTGGACATGAGCGGTGTATGGAACACCACAGGTGAGCCAACGCTTGTTAAATATAACGTTACCAATACTGCATCAGGCACCAATTCACTGTTGTTGGATTTACAGACGGGCGGAACAAGTCGGTTTAAGGTTGATAAGAATGGTGCTGTCACCGCAGCTTCAAGTATTTTTGGTGGTGCGGTGAGCGTAGGAAGTGCTGTGTTCCCTACAGCCACTATTACAACCGGCACCATTACCAACCTGACCGCAACTAACGAAACCGTCACTTCACTCACGGTCACCAACGAAACAGTAAGCACCATCACAGGTGCGGTTAATTCGTTCTGTGACATGGATACGATCCAAGGCGATGTGTTGATCGCCACAGCAACACCTGCCAACACGCAAATATTCTATTCAGATTCAGGCTCGATCAGCGGATCAAGCGCCGTGGCGCTGTTTGATATTGCAGCGACATGGAATACGACGGGCAGTCCAACGGGGTTTAAGTTAAACGTTGCAGACTCTGCGTCCGATACGCTCAGTTCGTTCATTGACCTACAGCGTAATGGCTCATCGCAGTTCAAGATTAACAAGTATGGCGGTGCAAACACTAGAGCAATTTTACAAACGGCCACGATCACGGCTGCTGCACCGAGTGCGACAACGAATTATGATGTCATCACGCAGGTTGTGCAGTATTACACCACCGACGCAACGGCAAACTTCACGCTTAATTTCCGTGGCAATTCAAGTATCAGCCTAGCAAGTTATATGTCAGTTGGGCAGTCGGTAGAGGTTGTACTGCTTGTGACAAACGGTGCAACGCCTTATTACCCGAATGCTTTTCAAATTGATGGGTCCGCCGTAACACCTAAATGGATTACGGGTGTTGCACCTATAGCAGGGAACGCTAACAGCGTGGATGTTTATACGTTTACGATTGTTGAGACCGCCGCAGCAACCTTTACCGTTTTTGCATCCCAAAATAAATTCGCATAACCATGGCAGTCGTTATCCGTAATTCCGTTGTTCGTAACATGCTAGCGCAGGTGGAATACGGCCCAGCGCAGCTTTTTACGTTTACGGGCTCAGGTGTTTTAAGTATCCCCGGCTCGATTATTTCTTATCTCGTTGTAGCGGGAGGTGGTGGTGGTGGCGTGGGGGCGCAGGGTGGAGGTGGCGGTGGTGCGGGAGGGTATCGTATAGGAAGTGGTCTTTATCTGAGTGCAGGACAATACGTCGTTACGGTAGGTGGAGGCGGTGGGGTAGCCGCTCAAGGCGGGTCTTCTACTTTTTTTACTGTTACTAGTGCAGGTGGGGGAAGTGGTGGTCCCGGTCCTGCTGCTGCTGGCTCTGGCGGGTCTGGCGGTGGAGGTGCTTCGCCAATTACACCTGCTGGGGCAGGTAATGTACCTATTACATCCCCATCTCAGGGTAATAATGGTGGTAGTGGCTCTGGTCCTGGTAACGGAGGAGGCGGAGGCGGAGGCGGAGGCGGAGGCGTAGGTGGCAATGGGGTACCAACAGTTGGTGGTGCTGGCGGGCTAGGAATAGCAAATTCAATCTCTGGCACTTCCGTTGTTTATGCAGGTGGTGGAGGTGGAGGAGTTGGTCCAGCTCCACGAACAGCAGGTTTAGGTGGTCCTGGAACTCCGGGAGTTTCTGGAGGAAACGGTGCTCGGCAAATCCCCGCTCCCTCGCCTGATCCAGGAATTGGAACGGATGGTATAGTAAATACAGGAGGCGGTGGTGGTGGCCGAAGGGGTTTGGGCGGATCTGGAATTGTAATTATTTCGGCACAGTTTGCAGGTCGTCAAACACCGTTTTACCGAACATTTGTTTTTACCTCCAGCGCCTCTTTAACAATCCCTTCAGGTGTAGTCTCAGCAGACTATTTAGTCGTTGCTGGGGGCGGTGGGGGTGGGACGGGAGGCTCAGCAGGGAATGCTGGGGGTGGTGGGGGTGGCGGATTTAGAACAGCAACAAGTGTTCCAGTAATAGCGGGTACTTATTCAGTTGTGGTAGGTGGAGGGGGTTCAGCTTCGGTATTGCCGTTAGGAGTAGACACTATTACATCTGCCGCAGGTGGTGCTTCTGCTAATTCGATTACTACAACTGGAGGTTCAGGAGGTTCTGGTGGGGGTGGAAGTGGTCCTAACGCAGCTGGAGGGGGTGCAGGTAACACACCAGCAACTTCTCCATCTCAAGGCAATAATGGAGGCTCAGGTAATGGTGGTGGCGGTGGTGGTGGTGGCGGGGCTGGAGGCGTTGGAGGAAACGCTGCTCCTTCTTTAGGCGGAGGTGGCGGGAATGGTGGGTTAGGCTTAACTAGTTCTCTTACGGGGGTATCCGTTACATATGCTGGCGGGGGAGGCGGATCAAGTACTGGCGCAGGACCAGTCAAAATAGGCGGTCCTGGCACTCCTGGTGTTTCTGGTGGAAATGGGAGAGGTCCAACAGCCGGAACATCGGGTGTGGTTAACACTGGTGGGGGAGGTGGCGGTGGATCTACAGCACCTCAAGGTCCTACGGCAGGTGGCTCTGGAATTGTGGTTGTAAAACTTAATTACTCATAAAAACGGAGGTTTTTTGTGAAAGACTTTTACAGGTTATACGGTATAGATACGGCGATGCACATGCTTCGCCCAGGCGCACGGTGGGAGATTTCTAACAACCATTTCACCTTGTGGGAAGACCCAAGACCTTGTCCAACATGGCAGGAAATCGAAGAAACCATGGACAAGATCAAAGCTTTTGAGGATTCAATAAAGACCATCTGGCTACCTGAGCAGATTGCTGAATTTGAAAAGCAGCATGTGCTTATGGAGAAAGCCATCAATGCAGCTTAATCATCTCTTCCCAACGCCCGTAGCGTTCTTTGACTTAGGCAGGCAACTGACCAAGGAAGAGCTTGACTTCTTGATGAACCAAGAAACACGCCCAAATACCGGCAACGTCACAAGCAAAGATTGGGTGATTCTGCAAAACAAGAAAGTCAAGAATCTCAATAAGTTCGTTCAGTCCTGTGTAGACGAATACTTCCAAGCAATCTACGCTCCCAAGCACGCAGTCAAACTGCGGATCACGCAGTCATGGATGAACTACACAAAGCCTGGGGAATACCACCATAAACATGAGCATCCCAACTCGTTAGTGTCTGGCGTGTTCTATGTGAATAGCGATCCCTTGGTCGATAAGATTGTTTTCTATGACAGTAAGTACCGCACCATAGACTTCCCACCATCGACATGGAACATTTACAATTCTCGTAGTTGGTGGTTTACCGTAGGCACGGGGCAGCTTGTGCTATTTCCGTCATCCCTAACGCACATGGTCGAAGCCAAGCAAGGTGAAAACATTCGCACAAGCCTTGCTTTCAACACCTTCCCTGTGGGCCAAGTGGGTGAGAACCTCGACATGACAGGACTCGATCTATGAACATGACGGACATACCAGCGATTACCCCCAAAAAAGCCATGACGCTTGGTCTGAAAGACTACGTCAAAATCTATGAAGATGTGTTTGATGCTGACTTTTGCAAACGCATGGTTGAGTTGGCCGAGGGCGGTGATTGGCGCACACATACCTTTTACGATGCAATTGCAGATCGCAGTATTCAGCATGAAGATGAGTTAGACGTATCGTGGTCCGCATCGCAAGAGAAGCTAGTCTTGCAGCAAAAGCTTTGGCACGTAATTGAGCGCTACATCCTCAAGGACCACGCTCATATGAGTGAATGGTACGGGGCATGGTCAGGGTATTCGGAAGTGAGGTTTAACCGTTACACGGTTGGCACTCAGATGCACATCCATTGTGACCATATTCATAGTATGTTTGATGGCACCCGTAAAGGCATACCGACGCTTACGATCCTTGGGTCATTAAACAATGACTACGAAGGTGGCGAACTGATTATGTGGGAGCAAGAGCGCATCCACTTGCCTGCTGGTTCTGTTACTATTTTCCCCAGTAATTTCTTGTACCCCCACCGTGTAGCGCCGGTGACAAAAGGCGTGCGTTATTCCTACGT